TTGCGGGTGGAATATCAGACTTAAAACCTTCAGCCATTTAACCGCCTACTACTTGTACTTCTTCAACAATAACTGCACTAGTGGCAACTGTTATCTTAACAGCACGTAAAATTCTTGCCTTAGGACCAGATGCCCAACTATAATCAGCACTAGCACCAGAAGAATCTACATCAGTAGTTAATACATTATTAGTTGCAATTGCAGTAATCTTCTTACCAGCAGTGCCAGCAGAAAGGAAGTTACTATTAATTGCTGGATCAGTAGAGTCATCTACAATCGCAATGAAATCTCCTGCAGAAAATGGATGATTAGCAGAGGTATCAAATACATGCTCACCAACATGATAGTCAGCAGTTGAATCATCAATTGCTTTAACTATTTTTGCTTGACCAGGTTTTCCACCCTTGATAAGAATGAATTCATTTTGCACTAGAGTTATTGCAGGTCCACCGTTAAAAGAAACAGTAGCAGCACCTGCTGTAGAACCAACTCTATAATATCCTGTTTGTACTGTTTGGTATTCAGAAGCACCAGCGGCTACCGAATTAGTACTTAATACATTAAGAACAGTCATGTCTTGTTATTTCGTGTCAGTATTATTTATCTCCTTTTGTTTCTTTAACATTTTTTGGAGATCAGCAGTGCTACCAACGAACAT